GAAGGCTGGAGCCATTGCGATACCTGTTACAACGCCATCTTCACCTGTGATAGCCTGTACCGCAGTATCGATATCTTCATCTTCCTTACCTGCAGTTGTTGTAACTGTAGCAATTGTAGCCATATCAAAGTTCTTAGCAGCTAAGCTAGATACAGCAGTCTTTGTAGAAGGGTTTACACCATGGAATGCACTGATGTCTAATGCACGTGCAATCTTAGCGGCAAATCCATCAGCAAATGCCTGTAAATAAGGAAGCTGCTGTTCTTCTGACATATTAACAAATTCATCTGTCAAACGATGTTGATAAACAAATTTAACAGGTGTGATTGTTACAGGCTTAAAGCTAGCATCACCTGCAGGCTTATTTTCTCCTTCACCAACGATAGATGCTTCGCCGTCCATTGCGAATACCATCTGTGTATTGCCTGCAAATGGAATTGGTGTTTGTCCTGATAATTTAGCAAGAGATGAATGTCCCTTAGCTTTTGAAAATACTTCTGATACTAATTCTGCTGGAAATAGGTTTGTTGATTTTGTAATAGTTGCCATATTTTTTATTCTCCTTTAAGTGATTTCGCTAATGCTCTAACTGCAGCATTCTTTCCACCGTCATGCTTCTCTTCTTGATCAGCAAGCGGTACAATAGGCTTATTTTTGCCAATCAGTTTTACAAGAGATTCTGCATCTTTGCGAATATCATCTTCTGACTCTCCTGATAATCTTGACGCCATTTCATAAGGAAGTCCCGTCTCATGAGCAATTCGCGTTTTTACCGAGGCGGTCTCGTAGCTCTTGATCTTACTGTCTCTTTCTGTAATTTGACGGTCGAAATCAGCGTACTTTTTAGCAGAAGATTCAGCTTCTTTTGTCAATGAAGCAATCTGCTTGTCATAATCTCCCTTAATCTTGGAAAGATCGTCAGGGCTTGTATATTCTTCGTATTTTTTTGCTAGCGTTTCACGCTCTCTCCCTAGTCTATCCTTGATTAGATTGTCTAACTGTTCCTGTGTTGTGATTGGTGTAAAATCTGCCATTTTATTAAGTCTCCTTTTCTCCTCTTCAATCCGTGAGGTATACGTAAGTGATGCTATCTAAAAAAGCGACTTACAATAGTCGCCTTAATAGAATACTTTTTGTTTTCTGCGTTCCTTTGTTTTCTTACATGACCAGAACGCAAAAATCATTGACTCCATCAGAGATACATCCACTGTATCCTTAATGGACTTAAAACCAAAACCGCCGTTGCTTCCAATCGCACGGCGTTGCACATTTGATACTGATTGAGTTAATGATGGTTGTCCTTTATGACATATCATCTTCTGATCTAAACATTGTTGGAAAAGTGCATTAGCTTCAATGACTTCTGATACTTTAGGAAAGATTGGCTCCTTCTTAATTCCAGCCTCTTTCATCGCATCTGCAAGTAGTTGCTGACCACTTGCCCCATCTATTACTACGTTTTGTAGTTCTGCTTGCTTTAAGAAACGAGCCAACCATCCTAAGCCATTACGTTGCGGCTGACAATCTATACTTTCTACAAAAATTAAATCGTTTGTTGTCTTAACTGCAACACTTAATGCAACATTTTTTCCATCTGCGCCAAAGCGTATGCCTGCATATAACTTACCCTTAAACTTAGGTAACTTATCAACCTGTAATTCCTTCCACTGTGATTCGCTGATATCTGATTTAAGATTTAACTTAGTCCAGTATCCTAAGCGCTGAATGTTGAAGTCTAATTCATCTTCACCGATTTCATCACGTATCTTACGCTCAGTTAAAATTGTACCCAGTGATGGATTTGTCTCATACCAAGCCTCTATATCATTTACATCTGTCATGCTCTCAACAGACCATTCAGCCCAGCCTGTATTGCTGGTCTTCCCCGTCAATGTGTTTTCTCTCATGTGAGTGAACACTGTACCAGAGGATACCATTGTAGGTGGTGTACCACAGAATATCGTCTGTGGATTTGGAGATGAAGAAACAACGTACTTCAATGTAGTCTCTTGATCGTTCTGATATTCCTGTGCCTCGTCAATGATGAGTAAATCATATCCTTCACCAAGTCCACCCTTAGATGTTCTTGTTCTAAATGATGCAAGTCCACCGCCTTCTATCATCTCGATTTTTTCCAATCCATATTGACGAGTTACTATGAAATCTTCTTTTTCTTTGTATCCGGCTTTGGCCATAATGTCATATAGACGGCTAAAGGCTGAACTAGATGTTGGTGTTCTGTGCGCTGTATGCAGTATATGCTCACCTTTAATTAAGCCATACAGTTCTCGTATGGTAATGACTTCGTTCTTACCATTTCTTCGAGGTACAGCATATCCGAACTTCGAATGCACCCATAGTTCTTCATCATCATAGGAAAGTAAGTCGTAGATTAATAACTTCTGCCAGTCCTGTGCTTTACGTTTTGATTTTTCATATAGTTTAATTGCTTCTTCTCCATACGTTTTTTCGTATGGTAATATAATGGATTGAGTTGGTGTTTGGCGACCTAATCTCTTAGTGTCTGCCATACATCCTCCCTATCCGTTCTTGTTTCTTGGCGGTCCAGTTGCCTGTAATTTACTCATTTAAACCTCCATAAAATAAAAACACCGCAATTATGCGATGTCTTATTCCATACCTGCTAATCTATACTGCTCATGAATCCATTCGCCTTCTTTTTTGAAAGCATCTATTGCCTCTTGCGGCGCATCTTCTTTAAGTTTGCAGTTAATCATATATGGGCCGTAAATTTCTTCAAGTTTTTTTATCTCTTCAGGAAAAATTAAAACCATTTTATCACCTCTTCAAAACCATCAAAGTATTGTATTCTGTTTCCACTTCGTCAAAAATTCCATGTGAATACATCCTTTTTGCATATTTACTGATTTCACCTACATTTTCATCTGTAATCCCTAACGTGTCAAGTTTTTTCTTGCATTCAACACGTAAATCATCAATATAATTGTGATAGTTTTCCGACGTGATTTTACCATGTTTTTTTTCGTACTCTTGTGCTTGCTTGCAATGGTACATTTCATGAAACGGTGTCGAATATGGGTCTTTTTCAGCAGCATGTCCCTCTTGCAATAGAACTAATTTCTTTTTATCACCAACAACTGGTGTATAGGAAATTATATTATTTGCCGCATCATACCGTGCAATAGCATGGTTAATTTCTGCTGAATCCGTGATTAGAATAGTAGGTTTATTATTTACATCAATATCGATTTTCTTTATAGCAGTTTCCGTTACCTTGCTGATATTATGCAGAGCTTTAGGTTTAATCATGGCTTTATCAGAAATATACACATTGTCATAACCATCTACTTTTTTCGCATTAATCTCTGTCCCTCTTAACGTATTGAAGATGGCTCCATTCCCGCGGATTACAGGTTTATAATTTTGTACAAATGATTCATTTGATCGTATCCGTTTTTCTCTTTCTTTATCTTCACGTAAGTTTATCCAGCGGTTGGTTTCCCAATCTCCTTTACCCTGGATAACTACACCTCTTTTTGTTGTGTAGGTTATAATACATCCACATCCAGGATGACGTTCAAACATTCCCATATCATACGCTTCATCGTATGGAACATCTGTTCCGCATCGTTCTAGACACCAGTGACAGACGTCGCCGCCGCCTTTATCAGTAGTATGTACGCCAACATCGTCATATTCACGAGAAACTAAAACGTTAATGCCAGCTTCATCCAAAAATTTAGCACTTCTTCTGCCTATTTCATCTACATAGTTTTGAGAAGCTGAAATAAAAGTATTTTCCATAGTATTGAGTGCTTCATCTATATCATCATAGCTCTCAAGCTTAGAAGAAATATCTTCTGCGTATGTATTATCATATGAAACTGTAGCAGGTTTTAAATTGACCTTTGCAGCTTCGTAAATTACATTTTGTGCCTGCGACGCTACAGCCATGACATCTTGATAGTTTGCTTCCAAAATAGTATTTAAAATTTCTTGAGTAACTGTTACATCGCCTTTACTGACTTGTGAGATTGCTTTTTTCGCTAACTGTCCTGAGCGTTCACTATACTTTTGAGCCGCCTCATAACTTGCTTTGCCACTCTCGATTGATTTTCTAAGATGTATAAGTTCAGTATCATTCTCAATCAATCGCAAATATACCGACTTCGCTTTCTGAGCAATATCGCCCATTAGAAGTTATCTCCATCTATGCCAAGAATATCTCTCATACTATCATTGCCGATATATCCAGGCACTGCTTGATTCACTTTTAGTGCAGCATCACCAAGCGCAGCAATACCGGAAGCATCAGGCGCATAGATTGGTTCCCATAATGGTTTAGTTTCATACACTTGGTTTCTAGCGTATGGATACTTATCACGAACACACGCCGCTAAATATCCAGCATTAAGAAAACCAGTCCCAAATGATCTCTGTGCTTTTTCTGCAATTGACTTTAGATTCTCATGTGACGCTCTAATTGCTTCGTAGCTTGTCGGGTTAGAAGATGCAATACCTAGATCATCAAGTGTTAAACCAGTTTCAACAGTAAACAACGCTGCATACTCTTTAATTTCTTCAACATATGGAGTTAATTGTGCTTGTGAGAACTGGCCTAATGTAGGATTACTACCCTCTTCACTTCTATTGATTTGTAAGAAATCTGTGAGTGATGCTTTTCCTGTTTCATTGATTGGTTCGGCATCTGGATCCATACCAATTAGGTATTTCTGTGGGAATGAATTAACCTCAGAACAGATTGCCATATTCATCAACACGTCTTTAGCATTATTCTGATGGCTTATACAAGCTCGACTAATACGTGAATGGCCAAATGGTCTTTTGGCATCTGGACGGTTGATAATCGGAACTAAAAGGGGATAAGGGGCAACGTTATCTACAGAGTATGGTTGTAGTCCTTTTTCATAAATGACGGTCTTCCCTGGAATAAACCATGCTTCTATTAGTGGATTATCGTTTTCATCACGTTTTAGAACTGCGTACCCTTCGACAAGCATCCCAGTAATTGGGTCCATTATTCCTGTAGCATTACCACCATCGATAACTTGTAATCGTGGAAATCCTGTTTCATCTTCTGTGATGTAAATGAAGTTACATGACGTAATCAGTGCACCCAGAATAGCAGAATCGAATAAAATGTCACTATTATTCATTGAATAAATCTGTTCCATGTTGAAGTTATCGTTCTTGAAACCTCTGAATCTCAATCTATCAGCTAGTGCATCAACCGCTTTAGTACACCATCCTAAAGTGAAGTTGAATTTGTTCTGCAGCGCAGTAGGAACCATTACGTTACGTGGCTTATGATTGTCTTTCATTTCGTAGTACTTATATCGTGTTTCGACTCTGGTTCTCTTTGTTGCCAGTTTGCTTCTTAGGTATCCTATTCCTTTATAATTTGTCATTGTTCCCTCCATAAAAAAGTGGCTATTTTACTAGTCACTTGTGAAAAAAATGGTATTTCAGCGAGAAATATTCGCAGTAACGGGCGTGTGTTGCGAAAAGCATGGTGGTAGGGGTCACTCCCCCCCCTATGCTTTGTACGCTTTCCAGTCAATTGACTGAGGTAAAACCCTGTTATCTATGCTCTTATCCGCTATGTATTTTTTGTTAATAACTTTGTCCGCTTTTCCTCTGTTGCATGATAGATGTGCAAGCTGCAAGTTCTGTAGATCAGATGGATGCCCACCCTTTGATATGGGTATGATGTGGTCTACTGTTGCACTCATTGGGTCTGGAAACTTTAACGAGAAGTCTACAGGCTTACCACATATAGCACATATTGTCTGTGTTGCGTATATAGTCTTTTTGTTCTTATCAAACGCAGCTCTGAATGTTCCGTCTTTGTCTGGTCTATTTCTTGCGTATTTACCCTGTCCCATGCATTCCTCCTTCGTCTTATGTACATTGGAAACTATCAGTGTATGAGGTTATATGAGTACTTGGAAAATAAGCAAAAGGAGGATTTTAGAGAAAAGCACTGATAGTCTCGAATCTACATAAGAAAAAAAACCACAAACATTTCTATTCATGGTTTCCGCCTACGCCCATTATACTGCGTTTTTTCAATAGACATGTCTATTTTTCTAGTTTTGCTAAAATCTTTTCGATTTGATTATATATTGTATCTTTGTTGCTACACAATTCAATCGCTAACTCTCTAAGCGTTTTTTTATTTCTATATCGTTTTTCTATCAATCCAATCTCTTCATCATTTAATAGATTTAACTTTACTTGTACCCTACTGATTAAGTATATCAAGTCCTGCTTTTCTTTCATCAAATCATCTTGTTCTTGGAATAGGTCTAACATATTGAGGTTGCTATATATTTTAGTTCCCTTTTGGTACTTTGCCTCATCTTCACTCATTATACGAGGGCTACCAATGGAAGTAAGTTGTACATCTATTTCGGCAATACGATAGCTAACTTCTTCTAGTTTTCTTTTGTACATATAGTGATTTTTTAATTCTCTATCAATAATTTGTATATCTTCTCTATACTGTTCATCTGTCATTTATATTGCCTCCTCCATTCAATCTTCCTGCAATACTTCTATTCACCCAATTCAAGCGATCTTCGAGTATAAATAGTTGATAAGTATTGACCTGTGCATATTCATTTCTTTTATGCAACTCCTTAACTCTTGCGATTTCTTTTTCTAAATCATTTCTTTTTCTAAATAGTAATGCTAGTTCAATTTGCTTTTTATCTATCGTCATCTTCTACACCTGCAACACGAACTGCTATCATCATAAAAACGCCAAAAAACATTCCGCACCCAAATGCTAGAATAGCAACCATCATCATTTATACTCCGGCATACAGAACACAGCTGTATCATTCCAATAGCTATCACTGATTAAATCGTTCATAACTTCTTGTGCTACCGCTTTGTCTGAATATCTTCCCAACAAGCGATCATCATTGTCTATTGTTGCACGTACTTCATATTGAAGCTTATTGTCTATTTTCTTATCGATAACATAAAGCTTCTTAATGTTTGGGTTGTAATAAATTGTGTCTCTGTTTTGATTCTGAATTGAATACATTTTTATCTCCTTTTTTCTTATCTATGTGAGTGTAACAGAATCAGTACTATGTAACGCTCATTGCAAAGCCTCATTTTTTTAATAACGCTTATCAATACTGGTTTATCTTGTTTTTATCTGTTTTTGAGTGTTACAAAAATCGAATGTTACACTCACGCATAAATTTGTGTTATTTTTGATACATGCAAGAATGTATGAATCTATCCCCATTTTTCTGTGTGGTTTATCGATTCTCTCACTTCTTGAATGTCTGATGGTTCAAGCATTATGTACAGCATTGTTTCTGCGGCACTCTCATGCATAAGCAGTTTTTGTGTGGTCAATAAGTCGTGCGTACTGTCCCAATACCAACGACCGTATGACTTACGCAAACTGTGACAAGCCACAGGATATTCAATTCCTGCTTCTTTGGCCAATTGTTTAATTACACGCCAGGCTTGCTGGCGCGTAATTGGATAGCCTTTTAAGCCTTGCCGAGACTCGAATATATATTCGTTCATCTGAATGTTATATCGCTCTATATACTCTCTGACAGTGGCGTACACATCAGCATTCATATTGAATTGTTGTACCTTACCTGTCTTCATCTCTTTGCATGTATACTGTCCGCCAGCGATATCCCTAGGCGTTAACTCAATAAGGGTTTCAATTCTATTTCCTGTGTTAACACCTAAGATCAACAGAATGTAGTTTCTGTACCACACACGATATTTCCATGATTCAGGAGCGTGCTTATCACGATGATTTAGGCAGCATCTAACCATTTCGTCAAAGTCGCTCTTGATAAACGGTTTAACAATTTCCCTGCCGTGTTTATCGGCAGTCTTCCGAAGATATCCTTTTGTACGTTGCAATCTTCTAAGCTGTCTCATCTACGTACTCAACTCCAAGTTGTTTTAACTCTTCTATATATCCATTCATTTCAGAGTTAAATTCATCTAAAATCACATTGCGTACTTTTATAGATAAATTTCCATCAATTTCAAAATTGATGTAGTTAATTCTTACGCAAGCATCAGCTATTCCTTCTTTTTTTGAACGATTAAGAGTTGCAGTTTCTTTTTTTAAACTGTTTATTTTATCAAGTATCGTTTCTACTTTTTCTATATCACTTGATTTCATCATTCTTCGTTCCACTATCCCTTTCTGCTATTAGTTGTTTCAAAACATTTAGATCATATCCATTTTCAATGAATTTAATTGCAATCGGTTTGTTGCATCCATTTCCAAGATATGTGTAAATATATGCAATTTCATCATCATTGAATTTAGTTCCTAATGCTTCATTAAAAGCAAATATATGTTTTTGTTGCCATTCAATATTACGCTTAGAAGTTCTATATGGTTCTGTTTTATAACATCTACTTACAACTGATATAAATCTCCGTTTCAGTTCAATATCACTTTCTATTTTTTCTAAAGAAAACCAAAGCATATTTTTTTCATCAAGATATATTACAAATCCGCCGTACACATAGTATTCGATACGACTACGTGGAAATGCTAACATTATTTTTATCAGAAAATCTTTTATTGAATCATTCATTATCTTCACTCCGTTCTATTTGTGCTTTACTGACTATCTTCATAAAATCCTCGTAGCTATACTCTTGAAGATATGTTTTCAAAATGTTGTATTGATTGATATTTGCTTCAACTTGTACTTGATAATTGTGTTCTGCAATATGAAGCATATCTATCAATTCATCTTTTGACTTTCGCTTTAGTGTTGTGTCACTTGGAAATACAGTTTCTAAGCATCCTAACTTTTTAAGCATTTGGATCACCCCACATTCTTTTAAATGCAAGTTTTGAACCAAACTCGAAATCAAAGTTATCTTCTTTTGAACACTTTGCATTTCCATGTCTAACGCACTCTCCATCAGCGAAGTATGCGGCTGTGATGCGTCGTCCTTTTTTAATGATTCTGATTTCTTCTTCATCTGCAGCATAGTCACCAGTTAATGACTTATATAAATTGCTAAATGCTTTTTGTAGATTATTAATTTCTTCTGCTAGATTAGCCATTTGCTATTTTTCTCCTTCCTGTTGCAGTTTCTGCAGTCTTTCTACTAATTCTTTTGAAGCTGGCGTACCTTCTGGCAGAGTTCCTGCTTCTTGTTGCCGGATATATTCCGGCGTTGTAATCTTTACATACGATTGTGGTTTCAGAATATATGCTCGTTCTGCATGTGCAATCCAAGAATTGATGAACCTCATGATTCCATTCTTGGTCTTTCGCTTTGTTGGATTAGTTTTAAGCCATTGGCTCATTTTTAAAATTTGATCACGTACATCCACATCTGGATAAGCATCAACGAATTCTTTTAAATGAGTCTTGGATATGTGAAATCGAGAACCATCTTTCAGAATTAAAGGTGGTAAATCCATTACAGGTTCGGATGCGAACGAAGTTTGCTCCGAACAAGTATTATTTATATATTTATATTCTTTATATTCTTTATTTCTTCTATTGTGTGCAGTCAGTGTATCAGTCTGTGTGTCAGTAGATGTATCAATATGTGTATTATTTAGTGTTCCATCGTTTTCATCTATATCTTGATATTTTGCGTAATTTACTACGCTTATTAATGTCCACGACTGTGTCACTGTGCGTGTTATTTGATGTTCGTTTTCAAGTAGCTGTAACAATCGTCTAACTGTATTAACAGATAGATGTGATTCTTTAGCTAAATTTCTAGCAGAAGTAATAAATGAACCTCTATCAACAAGAACACCTTTGAAGTATGCTGGCTTCCAATTCGCTTTAAGCAATAATAGTATCCAGAACCTAAACATATTCGGATAATCATGGTATCGCCATTCTAAAATTTGGCGATCTATTTTAATAAAACCCTGTTTCATATATGTCCTTTGCCACACTTACACTAGATTTGTATTTTCTGTGACATATCCTTTCTTTTATTAAGCGGTCTATTGCAACCAATGCATTCAGCGTTAGACCAGTTCGCCTTTCTAATTTAATTTGGCATTGGTTGCAGCTAGTGATCGCGCTCCTGCAAGTACACGCAATACTTCTCGATAACTCAGCTCCTTCTTTTCTAAAATTCGGTATATCTGAGAAGCAGTGTGTTTGACAACGGCATCTCTTGCAGATTGACTTTCAAATTCTTCTAATGTTATTTTTTTCATATTCTTTTTCTCCTAGTATTAGTTCTAATTGCTTTTGTGTTTGATAAAATTTACAGTTTAAACTTTCACCACTAACTTCGAACACCCTGTATCCAGCTTGTATTGGCGGACAACTTTGTGTTTCTTTATTCCACCTAGTACATCTTTTGCAGTCGAAGCATTGTTTAATCATGATGATCACTCATCTCTTTTATTTTTCTTTGGAATGCATCCAGTTTTAAAAGTTCAAAGTTAAGTGCAGCTTCTGCTTGATCGTCATTAAGGATAGTTATTCCTTCCGTCCTAATTTTCTTAGTAGGAAGTCCTTTTAATCTACGAAGCTTATCTCTGATTAACTCATTCATAGGTCAATACCTACCAAGAATAAAAACGCTTTTACAAAAATGCATATAAACATTGCTAGTAATGCTATTTCTTCAAGCGTGTTAATTACGTTCTTTTTTAATTTCATGTTTTACTCTCAACTTTCTATTTGATATAATGAGAGTGGCTTTAATCAGCCACTAACTAGCGCTCTGACTTTCGACGGACTGAGCGTTTTTAATTTGCGGATACATATTCATCAATTCTTTTAACGAATACCCAATTAGCTTTGCTATAGTCTTTGTTCTAACCTTATAGCTAAACATGTAATTTATTCCTAGTTCCTTTTTGTCAATTTCCTGTGCCGCATCAAACAGTGTGTTCAGGTCTTTTCTTTTGTATCCTGAAATTCTTCCAACATCTGTTTTTTTCAGATAAGGCATTCGAACAAGTTTTGAGTTATCATAAACCTTCATCTAATAATTTCCTTTCTAACCTCCTATAATTGATTTGAAAGGAGGTGAATAATATCGCTAGAGCTAATGTGAAAGTTATTAGTCAATCTTCAACTGGATTGAATACAAAAGTATCTGTAAACGGTCATATCATGACCAATAACCAAGCCTATAACCAAGCAAAGCAAGGCAAGATTAACGGATACAACGGTTCTATTTCGTCAAATGGGAACAAGTACATCCGTTCAAATCCAGACAAGTCAACTAATAACAATTTAGAAAAATAATTTTCTATAGAAACTCATTCGTTAGTGGATGAGTTTTCTATTCCAAGTAATTTCCCATTCACAAATACTTTGTAACCATCTTGTGTGATACCAATAGAATCATTTCCATCTGTATCTATACTTGTAATCAATTCATCATCCATATTTGTTACTTGTACTGTGATAGTTGAATTGTTTTTAATTACCTTTTTTCTTCTAGAAAAGCAGAAGCACCACTTAAAGAAGTTGAATTGTAGCCAAGCTTCTACAATGTAATTGCCATTTTCATCGATATATTTAGTGATGTAATGATGTAGCATATCCTTATCTCCTTTCCTTACTGTGATTGCTCCTTTTTGTTGATGTATAATCAACCTGAAAGGAGGTTATAATAATGCGTATTAACCCTAATCTAGTTCGTAAACTGATGATTTATATAGAAGATACTGTTTCTACTGACAAGCTAATCACTTCTGAAGATATTGCTTCTTATTTGCCAAATTTTACTGAAGAAGAAATTTATTATCATGTCAGATATTTGGATGATGATTTCTATTTTAGAAAAGTAGACTATTTTATGGGTCTTGGCTTTATGATTTATGATTTATCACCTAAAGGACATCAATTTGCCGAAACAATGCGTTCTGATACCGTCTGGAATAAAACTATAGAGACTTCCAAGAAAATCGGCAGCGCTACATTAGACACAATTTACAAAATAGGTATTGATGTCGTAGCCAGTCTTATCTCAAGATCATTAGGAGCATAACTTCTTAAAAGTTGTGATTGCTGACTCTATCTCTGCATTTACAACTTTTTTTATTTCATTCGCTATCAGCTCATTAGTTTTTATATCTTCCATACAAAAGTTTTTCATAATGCGATTAACCAAATTAGGTAATTCAACATATATCAAAGTGTTAAATTCATTTTCTTTTTTCATACTTTCTCCCTGTCTCCTTTCACCGCAAAATCCATTAAATCTCGGTACAACTTTAAATGTTGAAATTCATACCAATCGCAAGGCTCGAATTCCATTTTCATTTCAACGTGACAAATTGAACCGTCGCCATCAGAATATTTAATAGTTTCTATTTTCATATATTCTCTTTCTAACTTTGTTTAATTTCCTAAACTTTTAATTAAATAAAAAGTTCGGTGATTTTACAATTTAAAGTATCGGCAATCTTTTGGAGCGTATTTATGCTTGTATTCTTAAGTTTTCCAGTTTCAAGTTGATTTAAAAGGCTTCGGTTAACATTTGCTTTTTCAGCAAGTTGTTCCTGTGTCATACCTTTTTCTTCTCTTACCCTTTTGATGTTTAACATCATCTTTATCATCCCCTTTCATTGTTCTCTTAAAGTTTAGTTTCCTAAACATAGTTTGTCAACACTTTTTTGTTTATTTCTCTAAACTTTTTATTTATAATAACTGTGTAATATCTTAAACAAAGGAGAATTGTCATGAAACTATCGGAACTCATCAAAAAATATAGAGCTAAAAATCATCTAACAATGCAAGAATTTGCAGATAGAGCAAATTTAAGTAAAGGCTATATTTCACAATTAGAAAATGAATACAGTTTTAGTAAAGGTGGAACTCGTATGGTACCATCATTACTAAAGTTAAATCAAATTGCTGATGCAATGAAAATATCTTTAGATGATCTTTTGAGAAACATTGACGATATGAATGTTTCGTTAAGTGATAATGATTCATACAGTAATGATGATACTCTCACCGAAATCCCAATAGATAACATTATCTTTGATGACTACTTCCCACTGCATTACTGGTCAGGACTCTCCGCAGGAAGTTTTGAAGAGTTGATTGAGGCTGAACCGGACTCTGTTGTGTATGTGCCTATTACATTCCAAAACAAGAAGAAACGTTTGCACGCATTCAAGATAAATGGCACTTCCATGAATAATGTAATTCCTGACGGATCTATTGTTGTTTCTGAAGATAATTACAATAATGCAATAAAATATTCTGATGGCACTATCGTTGTCGCATTCATGGATGGTACAGCAACTGTTAAGCGATTATATTTCGGTGAAGATAGCATTACCCTTTCACCAGATAGCACTGACAAATCTCATATGCCTATTATCGTTCCGAAGGATAAAGAACTAGTAATCATTGGGAAAGTCATCTGGCACATGAATCCTGAAGACATAGCAGAGAAATGTTATTAAGATAAATACTATATAATTATTCAATCTTGGAAAGGAAACTATGAAAAACACTTATACACTTTATAATGAATTTATTGTAATCGATACCGAAACAACAGGCTTATCACCAGACTACGACGATATTATCGAAATTACTCTTCTACACGTTTTGAACAAAAAAGTGAAAAGTAGATATTCAACATTAATTGATCCTAAACGTATGATTCCTGAATTCATAACAGCACTTACAGGTATCACTAATGAAATGCTGATAGGGAAACCACAGTTTAGCGATATACGCGAAGAAATAAGACAGTTTATTGGTGATTTGCCGATAATTGGTCATAATGTTAATTTTGATGTCAGATTTATAAATTATGGCTCAGAAAATATGATTATCCCTGATGATAGATGTTACTGTGATACACTATACCTTTCTAGGAAAGTATTACCTGAATTAAAATCACATTCATTAAGTACATTAAAAGAGTATTATAAAATTTCAGAGATTTCTCATAGGTCGGAATCTGACTGCTTATCAACTATTGCGATTTATTTTGCGCTAATGAACGATGCAAAAGATAAGAATTTAAATCTTATCGCAAAGAATAAATCACATTCAAATCCGCGCGCAAAAGATTTGATATTGAATGGTGTACCAAACCCAGATTCAATCTTTTACCAAAAACACGTATGCTTTACCGGAAAACTTGAACGATATTTAAGAAAAGATGCATGGCAAATCATTACTAATATCGGTGGATACATTGATGATTCTGTAAAAAAGAATACTGATTTCTTGATATTAGGAGATGTCGACTATATGAATATCCAAAAATCTTCAAAACGATTAAAAGCCGAAAAAATGATAATAAATGGTTCTAATATTAAGATATTACCAGAAATAGAATTTTACTATTTATTAGAAAATATAAATTAGTTCTATTTTAATCTTATGCTAAAGTACAAGAAATAATCTACGGATTGTATCTATTAAAAATTTAAATGAAGTAATTGAATTAAGAAGAAAGTTCTAGGAGAATATAGATTAATATCTCAATGATTACAGTCGGAAATAAGATAGAAAAGGAGAGATTCAATGATTGAAGAGAGAATCAAAAACATAAATTATTTAACTACGGCAAATGAAAACCATTATCTCGATAGAAAAAGTGCTAGAAAAAGACCAAATGATTTATTAAAGTATATTGTTGGTTTTGCTAATGCCGCTGGAGGATATCTAGTTATCGGAATTGAAGATAATGGAGATATAACTGGATTTAAAGTAAAGAACGCTTACTCCAAAGAAGAATTTAAAAATGTTGCATTAACAGGTCTTACAAAAACACCTGTTTTAGTTGATTCATTTGAACTTCCTGTAACTAATATCAACAATGAGGATGACATTGTACTAATATTGTCTATAAATCCATCTTATGATAGGGTTATCGAATCATTTGATAATAATGTTTATTTGAGATTTGGTGATAAAACACAAATTCTAAATAATGAACAGATTAATCAACTAAAGTATGATAAAGGAGAGCGTTATTTTGAAGATGAGATTTCCGCCGATTCAACGATAGATGATATTGATCTAGACTTATTGCAGCAATATAAAGAAATCATGGCGACTCCCAACCTATCTACATTAGATATCCTAAATGCCAGAAACTTTATACGAAACGGAAATCTAACCAATGCATGCATATTGTTATTCGGTAAAAATCCGACAAAGTTTCTCCCTCAGGCAAGGCTTAAATTCATAAGATATGATAGTAGTACTGCAAAAGTAGGAACAGAAATCAATATTATCAAGGAAAGGACTTTTGATGGACCAATACCAAAAATTATCAGCGAAGCAAAAGAATTTATTAATACACAATTTAGAGAATTTCAATACTTAGACGCAAATGGTATTTTTAAGAAAATGCCAGAATATCCTGAGTTTGCGTGGTTTGAAGGAATAGTAAACGCACTTACGCATCGAAATTACTCTATTCGCGGTGAATATATCAAGGTAATAATGTATGATGATCGGCTAGAAATTCATAGTCCCGGAATACTCCCAAATATTGTTACCATCGAAAATATTTTAACACAGCGATATTCACGGAATCCTCGAATTGCAAGAGTTCTTTCTGAATTTGGATGGGTAAAAGAAATGAATGAAGGTGTAAAAAGAATTTATAGTGAAATGGAAAAATTTTTCTTAAAATCACCTACATATTCTGAACCAAACAAAAATAGTGTGTTGTTACTATTAGAAAATAATATTTTATCCAGAAATCTTCGTTCTTTAGATTCTATTAAAGAAACAATAGGTATAGAATCGTTTGGAAAATTAGATAGTTCGCAAAAAGCACTACTTAGATATGCTTTTAATGCAGGTTCTATTGACTCTCAAACAGCAGCAGTAATCTTAAACAAATCCTCTGTATATGCGAGGAACCAGCTCAAAAAGTTGAGTAATCTCGGATTGTTAGAATGGCATGGCTCTAGTAAGAATGACCCTACACAAAATTATACATTTAAAAAATTCAAGTAATATAGCAAATTGGTTTCGAGTAATTTCAACCTGTTTCGAGTAAACTATTCCATTCCAGCAGCATCCTATCACGTTTATACCTGTTTCGGACCGGTTTATACACTTTTGGACAACACTAAATTGGTTTCGAGTAATTTCAACCTGTTTCGAGTAAACCAATCCATCAGTATAAAAGCTCTACTAATGGACAGTAGGCACAGCAGTAAATATACAACCAATAGAACAATCAAAAACTAGGCGAAATAGAAAGTGGGTAAATATATGTCTGTATCAAAAGATAAGTCTACAGGTCTTTGGTATTACGTTTTTAAAGTGAAAAACCCAATTACAAATAAAGTATCGTGGAAGAAAAAACGTGGTTTTGAAACGAAGCGTGATGCATTGCACGCTGAAGCAGATGCACAGAGATTGACGCAAGATACATCTGGAGAGCTGACTTTTAAGGAAATGTCAGAGAAATACATGGATAGTATTGAATCATCAGATACAATGCGCCAAATCAAGAGAACACATTTTATTCAAAGATTTTCTGATTACTATGAATTACCCATCAAAAAAATAACTCCATTGCAATTAGACGTATGGAGAGCAGAACTGTCAAAAAATGATAATTATGCCTTTAGGACAAAAAATACAACTGTGCAATATGTTCGAGCAGTTTTCAATTATGCAAATAAATTCTATGGGCTTCCAGCAGTAGATCATGTGCTTAAGCCGCTAAAACGTCCTAGAGAAATCCAGGAAGAACAACAGGTTTGGACTATTGATGAATTCAATACATTCTTAAAATACGTAGACATAGAAATATATAAAAAGTTCTTCATCTTCTTATATTGGACTGGATGCCGGCGTGGCGAAGCTATGGCTTTGCACCACGATGATATAAACGTTGCAGAGCGCACCGCAAATATCGTTAAATCAATCAAACATTTTTCAAATGGAGAATTACCCACAAAAACAGGAAAGCCTCGTAAAATCAATTTAACAGGCATTGTGATGGATGCAATTAAACCATTGTTAGAAACAGATGGAGTTTACTTGTTCGGTTCCGAACACTCGCTATCCATATCAGGGATCCAGCGTGAATTTGATAGAGCCAAGAAAAAAGCAACTACAATCAATCAGAAAGTAACGATACACTGTCTTCGTCATAGCTTCGCTACTAATGCGATAAGTAATGGATGTAACATCATCGCAGTATCTAAGCACCTTGGCCACAGCAAGATTGATATCACTCTTAATACGTATTCACATCTGCTAGAACAAACAGATGCAGAAATGCTTAATATTATTGAAAAACTATCTAAAAGTTGA